CCGCAAAAACGCGGGGTTTTTATTCGGCTCGACCAAATATTACTCGCAGAGTCAGGTACATGATAACGACGTGCGCGTAATACGGGCGGAATATCACTCGCGCAGGTTAAACACAGCGAGCCGCTGCGATTGCTCGTAACGGCTCTCCCGGTGCTGTGGTTGTGGCCTGCATGATGCCAATGCCGTAGGCTATGACGGTCCGGTGCTTTCGTTTTATATAACTTGCGTGATTCGTATTTTTCCTCTGCCACCAGCTCCTCCGGGCCGAATCGGTGTATCGGCTGACGCTGTTCCTACAGCACCACCACCGCCACCGCCTGGAACTCCTCCATCGTCCGCCGTTGTGCCATTTCCGCCGCCGCCGCCCAGAATTGACGCTAGAGCACCTGTGCCGTTTGTCGCGTCGTCACCGTCCTCCTCAGGGCCAGCGGATGACCCGCCGCCTCCTCCATAACTGGTTGACAAGCCTGCCGCACCATCACCGCCACTGTATTTGGTCGTGCCGATGCCTGAGGCAGCAGATCCACCAGCCCCTCCGGCCTCGTCGTCGTCCAGTGTTGCACCGGTCCCACGTAAACCACCTTTTGCTAATATGGTCGATGATGTCGAAAACCATGAATCTTCGCCATCTTGCCCGTTTAAGTTTCCGTCGACGCCACCGTCACCGCCTCTTCCGACTGTGACCGTGTAGATCGTATCCGGCACGACCGTGATCGTTTTTTTAGAATATGCGCCGCCGCCACCACCGCCCGCCGCAGAGCCTGAATAATCATCTGTTGCACCGCCACCACCTCCACCGGCCCAACATTCCACCTCGACTTCTGTAATTCCTGTCGGGCATTGCCATGTCGTCGTTTGAGTGTAAGTCCAGACTGATGGTGGTGTGATCGGCAACGTGTAATGAATCATGATTCCGCCAAATTGAGCGTTGTACCCACTAAATGCACCGGCACCGAAAATGTCTACTTTTTTCCCGAGAGACGGAATTCCAGTAAACGGGTTTCGATTGACGCCATGAGTATCGTAACCACCGGATGAAGCGTATACCCCTGCTGCTGAATTTCTGCCTGAGTACTTAACGTCCCCGTAACTGCTTGAGGCTTGTCCTCCGGTTCCGTAGGATGTTGTGGCGTTATTGCCAGCTTTGCCACCGTCGGCGAAGCAATCAGTGGTGCTCATAAACCATGTCGCACCGCCGTCTGTTTGAGCATCAAACGGGGCCGTTGCGTCAGACAATCCCGCACCACCGACCTCAAAAGCAATTGATTGTCCTTGCGTGACTGTGAACGTTTTTCTGGCATACGCACCTCCACCACCGGTGTATATGTTTGATGACCCACCACCTGCCCCCCAACACTCGACAATGAGTTCTGAAACACCTACAGGCACAATCCATGCACTCGTCCACGGCAGATATGGATTGTTGTTGGTGGTTGCACGTATCCCGTGCCATACACGTTTCGCGACCGCCTGTATGCGTTCTACGGTAATGCTGGTCGGGTACAAGCTGTCCGACTGATCGGTGAATGTACCAGTCGTGTTGACGACTGGCGTGTAACATCGCACAAACGTTGATGTCGTGGGGGCTTCCCAATTGCCCAATCCGTTCTGTTGATAGCCAAAGTCGAACGGTGCTCCAGAACTGCGAGACCTTTTTAAGTATTCAATTTCGCTGGTCGTGTTTTCTGGAACGTAGGTGATAATTTCTCTTGTAGTGCTGTTGTCGTAGGGTTCTGTGTGCAATTCAATGACAGGTATTTCACAAGCCCACACAAACACGACACGGCAAAACCGCACATAATAGTGCCACGTTCCTGTCGCGTGTGTTGACAAAACGGAGCTGAGTGCGTTTTCGCCATTTGTTACGGATGTTGCTGGTTTTTGATCGGATGCAAAAATGTACTCATCACCAAGGGCTTCATCCGGTCGCAAATATCCGCCATTAAATGTCAGTTTGTAGGTGTGTTTAGTAGGGTCAAATCCGCTGTTAAAATACGCACCAACACCAAATGCACCGTCGGAGTATCCTTCAGTAGGCGCTGTTGTGCTTACCGAACCAGAACCGGTTCCTAGCTTAACTGTATTGACGCTGCTCAGTTTATAAATTTCATACCAAACATCGATGCCGAAAAGTATATTGCGTTTGAAAATCCACTTGTCAGCGGACGGTGGAAGTTTCCACGTGCTTACAATGCTGTTGGGAATATATCCAGTGCTTGTTCCCGCACTAGCGACTTGCGTATTGCTGGTGATATTGTAAGACCAGTTGCTAGGCGTCCAACTGTCGGAAAATGTCAACTTCGCAAACGCTAAAGCGCAGCCTCTTTGCGACCCACCAGAACCACCGGAAGCAGTGGTCACGATTTCAACGATCAATTGACTGTATGCAGAAGCCGCTAAACCGGACAATGCAGATAACGGAACCGCCAACGTATACGTCGTCCAGTCTGCTGGGACGGTACGTGTTTCCTGAACAAGTACGGTTGTGCTACGTTTCAATGCTACAGTAACACTCACCGCATTGCCTGTATCTCCGATTCCAACAACAACTCCGTTTTTGCTGGCACCGATTCTATAATGCAAAACGTGATCGCCTCGATATCCCGGAGCTGTCACCGTCGCCAAACGTGTTCTGTAGGTTCCTACTGTATTGTCCGTTGTGTATACGAATGATGCGTCATTTGTGTCAGACGTGAGATTCGCATATTTGGTTGTGTTGTCTGGGGTGCCCGTTGCATTAGTAGCCAACACATCTGCAGATGGTCGAACGCTGAATGAATTTTCTTCTATGGCTGATAAGATGCCAGTAATTGGAATGCCATTGTTTAAAATTCGATAGTATCGAGGTCGAATTCTAGCCGCGAGATTACTCGAATTGAAAAGCCCGATTTCGGAAAACGGCAGTACCAAATGAGTGATCGGCTGGTTCGATACATGGTTGTCTGGATGACATGTTTCCCGCAACGCCGACCTAGTGAACGTACTCGGAGGCGTGTTGTATATTGATCCTGCATTCGCTGGCACGCCGCCTACTGTTCTCCATCCGAGACGCGGCTGAGTGACCGGAAAATATTGTATTTGTGCTCCAGATGACTCAAACATCGGCCACAGGTCATTATCCGCAGACGGCATGAACGTTTCATACCGCACGCCGTAACACAGTTTTATTGAGCCAGCAGCCCACGGAGAACCGCTATCAGTGACGCGATAATGTACGTCATTTATCGCCGTCCACGCTGCTTCTTCATCGCCAATATCGTTTAGTGTTGTTGACGTGATGCGAGAATGACGCAGCCAATAACCGTTGGCGACCGCGTTACTACAACTACAGCAAACCCGAAACGCCATATCGTTTACCTCGATGCCATCGGCCCGCAGTCGCCCATGAACCACCAGTGACCGTCGATCCATTCGGCTTTACCGAACGTGTCCGCTTCGTAGGAATCGGATTCGCTGTGGTTCCAAACGGTGACCTGTTCCACGTCGCCCGATGCTTCCGTGTACTCTTGGTCCTCAACTGAATAATCACATCGAGTAGCGAGGCATGACGTCGCACCCGTCAACGCATGTGTAGCAACGTCGAGAGCCGCATCCAGTATCACCGCAATCGGTGGCTGAGTCCCGGTCGGTCGTGGACCTTTGCCGCCTGTGGTCGGTCCCTGCTGCATGCGGCGCAAGTAATCTTGCCACAATGCTCGGGCCTGCTCGACTGTGAATACTGGTATTTCATCGGCCAATGGTTTTAGCCCTTGATGTCGAGTGCGAAGTCAATGTTTCCGATCGTTGGCGTGACCGCAGTCGCGGTAGCTGCATCAGTGCAGGCGATCGCGATTCGGATATCCAGAACGTCACCCTTCACGAGTGTCGTCGGTGTGATCGTGAATGACTTATCCGCGAACGTCAGACTGTTGATTGACTGCGCCGCAGTCGCACACAAATCAGATCCCAGTGCTCCGGTCTTGTCGTGCTTGTAGCATTCAACGTCGACGGTGCACGATGTGTCGGCAATGGTCGTTTTCATGCCAGCGGACAGCACCAGAGAAACTGTTTCGCCGTCGTCGTAGCATTCTGGCATGACAAACGTAAACCGAGCGTAGCGTGTCGTGGCTCCTGCAGCCTTCAGGTCTCCGGCCTGCACCATCGGATGAGCAGTGCCAAACGTTCCGCCGATCAACGCAAGATCGTCAGTCGCTGCAGTGCCCGGAAGATTCGTGTGGAATGCGTCCCACACTCTTAAGCCGGTCAAGGCCACAGGACAACGCACCGCAGCGTCCTGGACAAGAATCGTGTCGCGTGTTTGGGCACTGATTGAGTCGCTGGCGACGGTAAGCGTGCCTCGCACTGATGCGTTACCGGAGACGGTCAGAATATCAGTCGACAATGGCATTGTGAGCCCCTCAGACTAAGCCTAAAGCAGAAAATGGAAGTGACCCGTATATCTGGGTGTATTTGAATAGTGCGTTGTCTGGATTGGTTTCTTTAGTGCCGTCTGCTTTTAGCAGCACTGGCTTCGCGGTGTCAGCTCCCTGATCATCGGTGGCACGGCGCACATCGGAACCTATTTTCACGTAGTATCCTTCATGAGTCCATCGCTTATACCACGCTTGCGCGGCAGTGGCTCCGGCCAGTGGAGCCCGGAATTGGATGCGAGCTGTTACGTCCCACCCGCCCTGCGGTGCACCGTAGGAAAACTGACTCTTTGCAGAGAATCCGACAAGACGAGCCGTCCCAGCAGGCCATCCGAGAAACGTGTCCGAGTTCGTTGAATGCCTGTAAGCAGAGATCGCATAGGTGTTGATTGAGTTAAACCGTCGACGAATTACGCAGGTCTGATCCGCGATCTCCATCGTAAGGCCCTCAACCTTTTCGCCGTTGGCCGTCACGATAGCTCTGCCGTTAAAGTCGCGGTCGATTGGTTCGGTGGAAGTCGTATCAGAAAACTCCACGTCGATGATTTCTGCTTCGAAGTCCGGCGACGGTACGCCCTCATAAGTGACAGTCACAACATAGAAAGCAGGTCCAAGCGGCGACACATTGTACCCAGACACGAATGCGTAGATCCCGCTCGGGTGCTGTTCTCTAATCGATGGAATTCCGTCGGCCGTCAACGCCACGGTCAGATCGTCACCGACTTCGCACAGCACTTGATACGCTTCGGTAATCTGAAATTTCGCTGTTGCTGCGTTGAAGTTTTCCGTGGTGAAACTTCCGCCGGTCTTTGACCACATTTTTGTGACGTTGATTACGCTCATGACACGGTCACCAGTTTGGAACCTTTGGCCGTGTTCTCAGCAATTTTTTGCTGCAGTTCCAAGTTTTTCGCATGCAGCTTCGCGATTTCTTGTGTGTGCTTCTGGGTTTGGTCAAGAATCTTGTTCGTCTTGTCCATCGGGTCCGAGCTGCGCCCACTAGTTAGCAGTCGTGATTCGCTGGCCATCAATGGCCCGGTTTCTTTTGGCTTCTCCATTGGGCCTTTGTCTTTTTCCAGTGCGGATTCTGCGGCAGCCAGTTTCTTCGCTGTGGCCTCGTCGACGCCCTGATTGATTAACGCCTGAGCCTTTGCTGCTTCCTTGCCCTGTTCAGCTTCCAGTTTTTTGAGTGCCAGTCGTTCCTGTTCCGCTTTCACTAGATCAGCGATACGCTGTTTTTCTTTGGCCGCCTCCTGTGCGTTTGTCTCTTCGGCTTTCGCTTTATCCTCTTTGGCCTGCAATGCCGATTCAGTGGCCGCCAGCTGTTTTGCCGCTGCTTCCTCAACGCCCTGTGCAATTAACGCCTGCACTTTTGCAGCCTCTTTGCCCTGCTCTAATTCCAGAGCACGCAACGCAAGCCGTTCATTTTCCGTGCGAACGATACCATCGATTCGATCGCGTTCCCGCTGCGCGTCCTGAATCGCTTTCTCTGCTGCTTTGGCTCGCTCCTCTTCAGCACGCTTCTGAGATTCTTCCAGCTCCTTCTGTGCTTCGGCTTTGGCAAGAATCGCGTCGCGTTCCTTCAGCAATCGCTCTGCTTCTCCGCGATCCTCGATGGTCGTGTTGCGAGCAGCATCCAGCAGCAACTGTTCTTCTTTAGTTGCTGCAAGGTATTCCACTTCCTGTTTCAGCTGGGCGATGTACGCCTCTGATTTGTCCTTCGCTTCGTTCGCTTTGGCGAGTTCTTCATTTTGCCGAGTACGCTCTGACGTGATCTTCTGCAGTTCGTCGCGTTCATCCCGCAGTGCCGCCAGTCTGGCTTTGTCGTTTTCCAGTTGTTCCTGAGCCTGTATCGCGTATTCTTTACGATTGCCGGTGATCTGCCAGGAATCCGCCCAATCGTCAACCGCTTTTTGTGACACGGTCACGTTTTTACTGACTGCGTCGATGTCTTTGTTCAGCGTGTCCAGCAACGCTTTGTACTCGGCCCGTTTCTTGTCCGGATCGCGAATGAGTTCGATATCCTCTTTCGCGTTCTCCATCATTACAGAGCGAGTTTTTTGCAGCCGGTCTTCCAGTTCCTTGGATGCTTCTTTTGCTCGTTCCAGTTCGCGGGTGAATTTCTTTGTTTCAAAAATCACATCGCCGATCGCTTTACCGATAGCCGAACCGATAGTGGCGGCCAGTGCGACCAGCCCGAGCTTAAAGGCGAGTGCTCCGGCTTTGCCGGCTTTCGACACCTCGCCGAAAGAACTGATCTTTTCCGTTGCTCCCGCCAGTTGGGAAGCGAAGTTGCCAAGTTCTGTGTTGCCGGTCAGCTGTGCCAGAGTTCCAACCAGCTCGGTCGTTTTCTTCGCGTTGCCGCCGACGTCCTTCATAGCTGCGCCGGTGTTATTCATCTTGCCGCTTATTTTGTCCTGAGCTGCGGCGAACTGTTCTGCTGACAACGCACCATCGCGGTGCAACTGGTTCAGTTCTTCCAGTTGTTTTGCGTACCTGTCGGCAGGTTCTTCGAGACCGGACAGGATTTGATTCACTCGCTTGAGTGACTTGTCCATGTTCTCCGCAGTCGTCGCGAACTTCTGCGACGCCTGGTCGTCAGCTTTGATAAGTATTTCGACTGCTTCGCTCATTCGCTACTTTTCTCTCTTCGCTTTCGAAGAACTGAACAGCGTCGATAAAACTTGCTGACTGATCCAACACACCACCACCGATCGGCGGCATCCCTTTCCCGAACAGGTCTATCAGGTCAATTGACGTCACAATCGACCGACAGTAACCGTTCGGGCATCCCTCAACAGTAAACACTCCGTCCTGACAGTCCTCACACCCGCCACCGTTGCATGACGGGCATTCGATTTCCAGCAGGTTCGGTTTCTCGCTGATGTCTCGACACTGGCCACGGGTGCAACTTCTACAGATCATTCCGCCCCGTATCAGCGCCGCTACTCTGTACTTTTTTTTTCGTCCTGTGTGATGTGCTGGTTGTACATTGCCTTTCGAAGTACTTCCCGAGCCTCGCTATACGTCAACACGTCCCGCAATGCGTCCGGAGTGAACTCCATCCCGTTCATGTGCTTCCAACCGACAACAACGGTGGACAACACTTTGCAGGTTTCGTCAAATAGATCGGCAATTGAAACGTCATCATCCTTTGTCCACAGTTCAAGAACCGTCCCGATAGATTGCTGGCCCCGCATGGACTGCGACCGCGCAAAGAACGTCGGCCTGCTGTCTGCTGGCTTGTTTTTGTCGGAGTCCAGTACGATTGGGTACTGCTGACCCGGTTCCAACGCGAGTGGCATAAACTCTTTCAGTCAAAAGCAATAGTAAGTTCTGTGTCTGCACTGCTGCCCTGTGTCGCCAACCATGTGAGGTTGTCAACCATCATGTCAGAGCGATTGCCCTGCTGTTTGTTTTCAAGTTGGGCCTTCGGTGCTGCAATCGTGATTGAAGAACCAGAGGAACCGATCTGCATGGAAAACGCCTGAGCGGTCGGAGTTAACCAGAGAGAATCTCGGTCTTGCGTTGCCACAAGCACGGACTCTGGATCCGCTGTGATTATTGGTGCCCGGTTCGTGACCAGAGCCGACACGTATCCAGAACGGTCAGTGGCGTTGACACATTCCCGCATGATCACGCTGTTGCCTGCGTCTACTTCGACGTTCGACGTGCAAAGTGCAACACTGTTCCACGTCAGAGCACCCGCTGCAAATCGCAGCGGGGAAACAGTCGGATAGGTCGGAGCAATGAGGGCTGTGTCTGTTTCGTTGCTGGAGTACTTGCCCGTGAAGGTAAACTCAATGTAAGCAACCTTGCCAGTCGGGCAAACGATTTTCCACGTGCCCATTGCACCGGACAACAGCGTGCGTTTTCCGTCTTTGTAATGACCGATCGTCAACGTTTTAACGTTGCTGCCTGGTCCTTCGGACTTCGGAGAAAACGTTCCGGCGGCATCCACCCATCCACATGCAGGTAGCAGTACACTGGCCCAACTTGGGATGTCTGTGCCGTTGTACGTAAGATCATGAATGATGGTGCATGAGCCTGTCATGCCTTCGGCAATGCTGGTCAGGTAGTTAAACCCGCCCTGACCTTCACGCCGAGTAAATGCGACGTTGGGCTGAATCATGAAGTCGCGAGCGTTGTAAACGCCTTCAGCACCGGTCAATGATTCGGCTGTTCCAATCGTCGTTTCCGTCTTTGCAGCGAATACCGCGCGACGTCTGAGCAATGGCATGAGTTCTTTCCCTTATGTTTTGACGAGACCACTTGCGCGGAGTACGTTCAGGTTAATTCGACGATCGATCTGCTTGCGGAGTTCTGTTTCGACTGCTTTGGATTGTGGTGCCGCTAAACTGTTTTTGACGTATGCGCCCCAGGCTGACACGCCTTTGATCTGAATAATCGGTAGACGTTTTTTGCCGACCCGCTTAAATGCGTTGCCTCGCCAACTGGTTTTCACCGCTCCGGGTTTCGGTCCCAAAAATGCACCCGTCACGCTTCCTCTGCCGCCTCGCTTGCTGATTTTGAATGTGACTCCAGTCTTATTCTGTTTTGCTCCAAAGTGCCGCAGCCCCAGTCGTGGTGTTTTCTTCAGAGACACGACAGCCGACAGGTTTTGCTCCGTCGCACTCGCTCGAATACTCAACGGCTTTTCTGATTCCTCTTTTTTCAAGTTAACCGTAGCCCGAATGCCGCGACCCATTTCCAGCTTCGTTTTCTTGCTTACCTGATTGATTGCTGCAGCCAGTTCCTTTTTCATCTTCTTGCCCACGCTGGCCGATGCCGTCGCTAGCTTCTGCAGTTGGTTCTGATCGATTTCAATTGCCAGCATCAGTTGCGTACCGTGTACGGATCACCCTCGGAAACTCGAAACGTCACAATGACCGGAACTGCGATTCCATCATATCCACCGTCAGACGTTGCTGTGATTTGCGGCCCGAAGTCTGCATTGATCGCATTGCCGTCAAACGTGTGCCATGTGCCTGATGTTCTGATCGCCTTGTGAATCGCCGCTTCTGCGACATCCTCATATAGCTCCACTGGTGTCGGGTCTTTTTCGCTGGGAGCGATGTGTACCCGCACCAAAAACGTCTGCTGATATGCAATCGCCGGAGGATTGCCAGGACAGTCCATGTCATTGACTCGTGTGATTTCTCCACGAGTCAACACAATCAAACCGTGTGCTGGTGTGTACGTTGCAATCTTTGTCGGACGCACCACGTTGGTGAACGTAAATGCGTCGTTCGGTTCTGTGATCAATGTTTCCAACCGTGTGAAAATCTCATCGGAGATTTTTGTAACGATTGGTTTTTCAGTGATCACCGACATATCAGCACCAGCATTCCCTCGTCATGCTCGGTCAGCATCTGCACCGATACTTTCCGAGCTGTTTCGCCGATACGTGGTGCCAGTTCGATCTGATCACCACCGGTATCAAGTTCTGCACTCGTGATCCCAGTGGTGACGTTGTTCGCAACTCGCACCTCAAATTCAGTCAGAATCTGCTCGTCCGGATTGAACGTGGCCACCTGATTGCGGGTGACGACAGCCTTGATCGTTCGTGGCTGTCGCACCGCAGCAGTGTGGAACCGATGCGGGTGGTATGTGACTGTTTCAGCGAAATGCTCGCTGTTCAGAAACACTGTGCCCGCATCAGTTACAATCCGGCCTGCAAGACTCATCGACGTGACACAACCTTCACATAGTCGACTGTCAGCGCGTCTGTGTTGCTGTCGCTGGTCTTCTGAATCTGAAAGATTGGCTGCAGCCCGGATGAATACGCTGACATCGTGAACGTTTCAGTACCGACCTTCACACCGTCAATGTAAAACTTGACGTCGGACTTGCCGCCGCTGAAATCGATCACGAATCGTTTGTATGTCGAACTGAGCGAGACGCCTGTCGCGTTATCGTCATTGTCCGTTGTTCCATCGTCGGTTTCGACGACGACTGCATTGCTACCGGCCAGTTTGAAAAACGCATTGGCTGCAACAGTGTCCGGATCATCCGCACGAGCCGAACCGAGGCCCATCACAATCGTTGTTGCACTGTCGAGAGTGGCGGTAACCTTTGCCCGGAATTCCATACGAATGATGGAATCGATATCAAAGTCCAGAGCGTCGTTGAAATGCAAGCAGACGTTTTCAACTTCCGTCGTGGATGCCAGCGTCAACGTCGCTTCGCTGGTGCCCTTTGTATAGGTCGGAGCACCGGAGCTTGATGTGTCATCTACCAGCCAAGCTGTGGCTGGATCCGCTGACGTCGGGAAGGCCGCCACTGCCCCGTTGAAATCATCATAGAATTCCTGAAAATCCTGAATACCAGCCATCGGCTTTTACCTTTCAAACAACGGTTGTCGCATTCCGCTACGTTGTGGAGATGCTTTTTCAAAATGCCCGGCTGACTACACAGCCAGCCGGGCGAGATCATTCACCCGTCGATCATGCACCGTTGTGCTTGTACAGACCACGGTAATCAATCGCAGCAACACCGAACGTCTGACGAACCTTGTTCTTGTAGACGTCCTTGTCGAAGTCCCATTCAGATTCAAGAACTGGAGACTGTTCGCCTTCCAAAAAGGTAATTTCCACGGTGTCGACCTGGCTGTTGTTCGCTGCCAGGTACCATGCCGTTGAACTGTTGGCGTCGAGCAGTGGCTCAACGATAACTTTCAGCGGTCGGTCTCCGTTTGGTCCGTAGATGTTCTTCGTGTTGCTGTTACCAGCGGCAGAACCACCAACAGACGGATCCGCAATAGATCCCAGCAATTGCAGTGCAGTTGCGCTGATAGCCGCTGGCACAATCAGAAATGCAGGCTGAATGTTCAGAATGACGTCTGAACGCAGCCCCTTCTTCGTCATCATGCTGATGTACGCAGTGTTCAGAGTGGAAACACTCGGAGCACCGGCACCAGTCGCATAGTTAGCGTGACCGCCTGTAGTGGTTTGTGCTGTCGCATTGAACAGCAACCCGGCATCGGCCATTGCTGCATTGGCAGTCAATACACCATATACCGCCTGATTCTGCAGACGTCGGCAGGCGGCTCCCTGCATTGCAGGGATACGGCTGATCGCGTCCAGATCATCATTCACAACGGTTTCCCATGTGATCGTGAACATGTTGCCGTATTTGTTGACTTTGTAGGATTCCTTTGCATCGCTCATCGCTGCGTCGGGATATTCCTTGCCTTCCGGAACCATTTCCGGTGTGCCCATTTCACTGAAGCGAATTCGATTCAGTGTCTTGAAGTCGCTGGTAGTTCCCGCATCACGTGCCCACATCGACCAGGTATAGGGAGCTTCCTCGTATCCAGCCAGAAGGGTCTTGTTTGCCGCATCCAGCAGCAGGTTCGCGAAACTGCCGGTCGTGTGGTACGCATCACGCTGGATTCGGAACCGGTTCATCGACCCCGGGTGACCCATTGCCACAAGTGCGATGTCTTTCGGAGCCATCCGGCGAACATCGCAACCCATCTTTTCAGCGTACATTTCAGCCATGCGGCTGAGCTTCATGTTTACGAAGTCCTGATGTCCTTCAGCCGGTTTTGTTACTGCGGCACTGCGAATGCCGCCCTGTCGGAACGTTCGCATGATCAGGCCATCTCTGGCCGCTGCAAATAACTTGTCGTCAGCAGATTCGGTTAATGCCACTCTGTCGGAACTCTGTCCAATCGGTGTTGTTGCCATTTTTTGTAGGATCCTTGCTCGTGCTGTGTTGAGGTCAATGCCTTCATCGCAGAGCGAGTCGGCAAACGATCGTTCGATTTTGTGCTGAGAACACAACGCCTGAATTTCTTTGCGCCGGGTCTGGTCTGCTTTCGCGTAAGCTTGAATGGCTCGTGCGATGGACTTTTCCACAGTCTTTGGATCCTCTTCAGTTGCAGCAACTGGTGCGGCTTCGCTCGCTGGTGCTGCTGCTGAATCGGCTGCCATCACCTTCTTTGCGGGATCTTCCGTCATGGAGTTTTCCACCATGTCTTCTGCCTCTGGCTCGGTGTCTGGCTTCATCTTGCCGACAACCCAGGAGAGAATCTGATTCGGATCGACCATGCCTTCAGGAAGTCCCATTGCCGTAAGCTGGCTCAACAGTGCCTCGTCCATTCTCTCAACCTTTCTTTCGAGGTCTGTATACGACCTGCGTACTGTGGAAAGTTCGTCTGCACCAGTAGCACAGATCGAAGCGTTATGCGGCTGCCATCGCGTGTGGATAACTGCCGGACCATCGATAACAGCCCCGCGACTTGTCGTAAATGACTTACCGTGAGGAATGAACAGTGATTCAAGAGGCAGAGCGGTGATGGAAAAGTCAGTGATATGACCTTCATTCATTCGCTGGCAAATCAACTGAGCTTCCGGATCACTCGCAAAACTGGGAGTTCCGTGTAACTCGCCATTGACTACCTGCAGACTGCGGACGCTGCCGAAGATGTTCCGCACCGTGGAATCGTCATGCGAATCGACAATCGGAATCTGAGCTTGATTCGTGCGGAGAACAACGCCTTCCATCAGCAGTACTTCGCTGATGACATAGCCACGCTCTTCGTCGTAACGCCGTACCGGGGTCTCTGTGGCGATCACCACATCAGATACACCGTTTCCGTACCCGACCGAGCGCAGAACAACGCTTGTGCGTTTCGCTTTCGGTATTGTTGGAAGTTTTCCCGGCTTACGTGGCATCCGCTGCCATCTCCGTTTCAGGAACCTGAGTCATGTCTGTGTCAACAGTTCCATCCAGTGCATCAGTAATCAGGGCACTCGCAGTCGCTTCTGTCAGCCCCAGTGTCTGTAAAAACACTCGTGCTTTGGTCTCAGTTGCAGTGCCTGCGATCAGCTCAGCAAGGATGTCTTCAATCGCTTTACGATTTCTACCCCACTGCAGCCGCGACATGTCAGACATTTCGCCGGTCGGTTGATTCGCTGTGGTATCTGCAATGGCTGCAGCACCGGTGGCCGATAACTGCTGAGCCTCTGCCTGAGCGGCTTCCACGTTCGCCATGTCGGCGGTAACCAGTCCCAGAGATCGCTTCAGTTTTTCTTCTTTGGCTCGCTGGTAGAACACGTTTCGCCAGTTCTTGCCACGCTGCCCGAGTTCGTCTTGATATGTGCTCTGGAATGACGTCAGTGCGGAATCCGATGCAGATTGCTCGCTTTGTGGGTCGACCCATTCCCATGCTGGCGTCTGCCACTCGACAGCGGTTGACGTTCTGCGATCGGCGAGAATGTCCGTCATCGAGGCAAATCCATCCACGCCAGCCGTTGCAGCCTGATCATTGAACCGGTCCCAAACCGGCTGGCAGCAATGCTGCACCATATATTTCTGCCATCGGCGAAAACGTCGACGGTCTTCAAGCATGCTCGTTCGGCTGCTGCTGTAACTGGTGCCGCTGTAGTTGCGGGAGACGACTTCGTAACTCAGCCCCGTGCCGACGCTGATTCCTCGCAGCATGAGGTTAATCCACGGCTCAGATGCGGAGTTCGGTCGACCGGGATTGATTGACTCGATGGATTCACCTTCGTTCAAATAGGTGACCATCGCCGGTTCGAGATACTCCAGCCGGTTGCCGTTCACGTCGGTTGACTCTGAATCAGTCGACGGCATCAGCCCCGCACCGGGACGGCCATTTGTTTTGATGGCGATACCGAAACAAGAGGCGACCGCAGATGCCTGAATTTCGTTATCGACGTATACGCCGAGATCCCGCAGCCATGACATGACAGGAGCAAACCACGACACGCCGCGAGTCTGCCCGATACGATCCATCCGGTACAAATGCAGAATGTCTTTTGCGTCGATGCGTTCTGGTTCTTGACGTCCGGTGGTATATGGCCCGTTTGGATGCTCAGGATAAATCCAGTATGCGAGCGGTTTCCCGAGTTCGTCCAGCTCCACGCCGCGTGTGATGCGGTTTCCGTCTGTGCTGCGGACCTTGTATGTGTCTTTCTCAGTCGCGAGCCTGTCGGCTTCAATCAATTCGATCGCAAGGGGCACCGGGCGATAAATCCCGCGATATTTAAGCGATGGCGTTTTGACCAAATGAATCAGCACTTCACCGGCCTCGACCATCTCACGCTGTGCGAGCTGCTGGATCTCTGCAAAATTCAACCGTCCGTTGACGTCGCAGACCTCGCACCATTCCGACCAAACCTTGTCGCGTGATTCGTTTACGTCTTCAATGTCGGTTCCTTCAGGCGTTTCTACCTGAGATTGAGCAGTGATACCGCAACCGACCACTGAACTGACGATGGTATCAACCACGCCCCAGGCATAAGCGTTGTCACGGACCAGAGCACGAGACCACGCCCGCAGTGCGTCTGCCCCGAACGGCCCGAGTAGCTCGCTATCTGCTGACTGGTTGCGGGGCTTTTTGTTGTTTGTCAGCCGATTGGCTTCCGCCCCCGCATACATGCGTTCAAGCGTGCGCCGCTGCATTGTGCGTCTTACACCGGCTGCCGGTGACAGCATGCCCACAATGCGATCGATGGTGGAACCAATCATCGACTGGTCCTCTGCATCTTGGCAAGGCGAAACATTCCGCCGCCCGATTCGCGGTCGACCTGCGTCTGCAACATGTTTCGCTGTTCGAACAGCGTCGACAGGTCGAGTGCAGTTACCGTGCGCGATCCGATCGAGTACGATGAGGCACCGCCGGTCAGCAGTGCTTCAATCGCTGCGTCAATCTGTGCCAGCAGTGATGCGGGTGTTGCCATGCCCGCAGTGTCGTTCCACTGCGGTGAAATTGGCAAAGATTACTGGCGGTGATATGCTATGGTGTGGTAACGTGTCGGCACACTTTTAGGAGAGTGGTCATGAGTAAAACAGCAGCTGGCGTGATTTTGGTGGCAGGTCCAATTGTCGCGTTGCTGGGTGGCGATATTTCAGCCACTGCGAATAACCAGCCGTCAACACCTGATACGGACTGGTACTATTCAATGATCAACGGATTCGGCATCCTGCTGATTCTGACCGGGCTGGGAATGTTCTTCTATGGGGCGATGCGGTTCGCTAAGAGCAAATGACACAGATTTTACTGCAGTAAAAGGTGCCCATTATGCCTATTCGCATGTTTGGCGACGATACCCCAGTATTACGGCTGGCCTTTGATCATCAGGACGCTATTTCCCAGTCTCCACCACTGGGTACGCAACGTGTAACAGTGGTTGATGGCGAATCGATTACGGAACAGCTTGTGAGTGTTTCGGCACAATCTATGACACCCGGAGTGTATCAGATAACATTACGATGGGAACCTGTTACGCCTGCAATTCCTTGAGGTAGTCGCGCCATCACTCTACCTCTTTCCACGTCGCCCCGCAAAACCCACACTTGCAATACCGTGTGCGGCCCTGCGTACTGTATACCCGAGAACATGACCGCCCGTCAATCTTGGCGTCCAGATCACGCAACGCCTGACACGTGGAGCATGGCTGCGGGACAAACTCCGTCACCCGCGCCTTCGGTGCCTTAACGTTTTCGCAGGCTGTTGACCCATCCACCGGTTCGGCGTTTTGGGACTCCGTGCCGCTGGCCTGCAGGTTTCCCTGACGGTGGTTTCTGTTGTGCTTGCTCATTTGGGTTCTTCTGCCTTGCAGTAACTGAGGGGCCATCCGGGTTTTCCGCTGTTGGTGACAATAGATAAATGCCGCGAGCACTTGCCGCAGCCGCTGACATGTACAACGCGTCCAGCCAGTGATTGTTTTCACTGACTTTGTTCCAGTACGTCTTTGTTCCTTTGCCTTCCTTGAACTCGCTGACCAGTTCCTCCGCGACAATATGCTGTGCGAAGCTGGTATGCTTCCGGTCGTTTGGTTGCACGAACAGCGACAACGCACCACGCCTCAGAAAGTTCTGATCGTCAAACGTCGGAGTCAGGAACCGTTCATGCACGAATTGTTTCCAGAAGTCTGTATCCAGTTCGTATAACCACAGCCCCTGTGCCTCCTGGTATGATGCGTGAAAATGGTTTCCTGGCTTTATCTTGTCGGTTGCTGTCGTTTTGTCCCGGTAGTTGCCGATACCCTTCGTCACGTAGAACGGTGAACCCTGCACATCTCGCACGAACTGATACGCCGCATCTGTAAACGTGCCCGAGTCGATAAATACCGCATCCACCTTCCTTGGTGATCCGGATGCGTCCACGTATTTTTTTTGCAACAGCTCATCACGCCAGTTCAGCAACGCTCGGTGAATCATCGGCTCGCTGGCTTCGTTGTTCATCGCACGATCAGTGCCAGTCACTTCGGCTCTTCCATAGTCGATCACACACCCGCCAGCACCCTTCCACCATGCGACCACGACCCAATGACAGAGATATTTTCCGAGGTCTATCGCCGCTGTGATGCAGGACGCATTTGCTGGTAATTGGCCGCGATCCAGTCCGCTTAAACGACCTGCTACGGTATGCCATGTGAGACCGCTCCCTTGTGGGCCGACTTCTTCCGGTGGATCGTTATCAATTTCAGTGGCGACTGCCTTTTCGCCGAGGTCTGCAACTTTGTTGTAGTACGACTGGATCGCTGACAGTTCCAGCGGTTCGCCGTCTTCATGCAGTTTCTTACTGTGGCTTTGTGGGTTGCTAATGATGCAATCCCGCTCGATCTCTGCTTGATTGTCACGCCAGAAACGAAACGCCACCCGTGCATCCGGATCCGTTTCTTCGGTCTCAATTCTCAGTCGCAAATACTCCTGCACCAGATCCATGCGATCCGGCGGCTTAATCATCTTGCGATATCGCTTGCCCTTCCATGATGGTTTCTGTTTCGGATCGGTAAACTTAAACGCTACAGACTTGCGATTCTGGATCGTGCAAAGAAACACACGCGCGACACGTTCCGCTGACGATGCCAGACCCCCGATATCCTGCTCAATGATCTCCTCGTTCTTTTCAATCAGTGCATCGGATTCCGCTGCTTGACGGTCCTCAATGTCGTCAATGATTGCGATATCTGGCCGCACATCTCGATAGTTCGTACCACGGATGCCGCCATCAATGCCGATGCTCGAAATGATCTGGCCACGGCTAACTGATTCCAGATCGCCCGGCCAGTCGTCCGGTAACTGATGCCGTCCGATGGTCGGGAAGATAATGTGATCCGCTGCCAATTCCGCATTGGTGAATTCACCCTCTACCGTCTGCATGCGTGCTCGTGATGACCAGCCGCCGATCGCTTGCAACGGTCTACACAACTCAGGAAAGTCCTGCAGCAGCAATTCTGATTGCTGCAGCTTTTCGCGGACCGTCCTCAGTTCTGATTCGCTCTTTCGTTGGTTCTTCCCGATGACGATCGGGAATCGCGATAGCCCGGTCAGCACCAAAAACAGAGCGGTATAAATCGCCAGTTTCGTTTTGCCTTCTCCGCGAGTACCTGCGATTGCCTGATCCCCTCCATATCGTGCAGCCCGAATGATAGATGTGTGCATGTCGCGACGGTCTGCGGTGAACGGTTCAAAGAACACATCAGGGAAATATGTCCGCAGAAATAACTCCCCATCCTGCATGGTTGCCCGTCTGCGGTCAGCGTTTACAGGGCAGGGAATTTGCAGGTCACGTTCAGACGCTCGTGATTTAGCTTTACGAACACGGTCCCTCGTGCGCTCGTCACTTGTCAGCATCTCCTTCGCCTGCGGATGTGAGCTTAGCAAGCTCTCCAGGCGGCAGACGTCCAAGGATGTCAAGTAATCTAAGACGCTTGTTGTCATCGGCTTCCTGTTTTTTTAGTTCCAGTTCTTCGCGTTTCAGGTCTGCCTGATCTGCTTTCACCAGTGCTTCAAATGCCTGCCGTTTTAATTCCGGATCTGGATTGTTTTCGACAACGTTCAGCAGTTCTTCAACCGCTCTTCTACGTCTGTCTTCAAGTCCTGTGAGCCATCCAGCCACTAAGGCACGTCCAGTCAGTTTGATGTCTGCGATCGTCTCCAGAGGCACGCCAGCCCCTTTCCCCACATGGCTATCAGGACGGACGGAGTTTCATTTAAGAAATCGGGGCTTTCTCGATCGCAGTGTATAGTTGAAAGCTAAAAGATCGTTTAGCAAAAACCTCAGCTTTGGTACGCTGCGACCTTTCTACACATCGCAATAAACTGGTCTTGTGCCATCGTGGCCTTAGCCGTGTTGGCGTCGATGTGCAACCATTGCAAGTTCTCAATGATATCTGTGCCGCCTTTTGACACCGGAACAATATGATCTAACCGTGCTGTTTGTGGTGTTAACTCAATGCCGGTGAGAGCACATCGAAACCCTTGCGTTTTTAATAATTGCATCAACTCATTTGCGGTCGCGTGGTTTTTCTTCTTCTTCTTCTCTTTGCTAACGAACTCACAGCATTCAGTACCTTGCGATCCCACGGATCGCGTGAGTTTTTCCTTATTGTGGCGATCATCTGTTTCATTTGCCCTGCTATCAAACCACTCCATTTGCTGCACTTCTCCCTCCGTGTTACATGAATCATGGGTTCGCACCTACTAACTAAACACACCACTGCAGCGTTGCAACGTTTCTTCCATTCAGTTTGTTTTGCTGCAGATACACTGTTGCGTTGCGTGACACATATCTGCACCCATTGATTCGCATTTCTTCTTTCCTGCGAGCGATCCCTATACCATCGCTGCTTCACCTGCGACACATGTTGCTTCCAACGCCGCTCCTGCCCGTCCATGTGTTGTTGGCTCGCAGCCCATGTTCGCTGACACGTAATAGAGCATGCAGCATTTGTTGTCGTGTCATACCGCCTTAAAGGATTTCCACATATAACACATGACATGATTTTTGTGGTTCGCGATCTTCCCTTATGCCCACATTCTTTGGAACAAACGACTTGGCGTTTATCCATTGTGTTTAAAGGCTTGCCACACACTTTGCATGGTCGGTTTTTGAGTGCTTCTCTCCCTACTTGTCGTCGTTTTAAACCGCACTCTTTGCAGTCGCATTTATTCCAGTGAAACTCCTTGCCCGCTTTACCAGTTTTTCCACACGAACTACATGTTCTTATCGCTCGTTGTGCAATTGGCAGTGTTGGCCACACCTCAGCAGATCGGTTTTGAGCTTCCTCTAATGTCCTGAATTGGCCGAACTGTTTTTGCTTTCCGTTGACACGAAACACAACACGCCATCGCTGTTGCTGTTCGTTCCAGTGACAACCACGATGCCTTCCAGTCATATTTCCACCGTATAGGTTCCCGCATCCGGAATCGTCACGTCAACCCGGCGTGTATATGGTGCGTTGCCGTACACAATTCTGTAGACCGCCTCGCGAAACAGATTGACGCTCACTAATCCATCAGCATCGGTGGTCTGCACAGGCGGCACTGACAGAACTGGCGGTGTATCAGCCGCTGTGGTGTCCCATTTTACAAATGTAATTTCCACAGGCTGACCAGACATGTCAGCCCCGTATTGATCGAACACATGGATAGTGACGGCACACAATGCCGGATCATCTGGAGGAGTCACGCTGACAACTGTCATTGAATAGGTTCGCGTTTCCGTACCATCTACAATCAGTGACGTGCCTGCGTAGGTGTACCCAGACTTCGTGATCGACACGGTATATGTGGCATCGTCGAGATTGAACACCACCACCCCTGATACGTTCGTCAGTCCAGTGTAGGTGTTGACTCCCTCCACTACCCGCACACGTGCATTCTGCAGAACAGTGGTTCCATCGTTAACCGTGATAGTGACAGTACGTGCCCCTGATCCGGTGCCAGTGGATAGCCCGTCAATCTGATCACTCAGTGACTTGAGCGTATCATTGTCAGCACCTCGCAGCGTTGTGATGGATGCCGCAGTGGCCAGTGTCGACAGCGCAACATCAATTCGGCCCGCAATTGTCGCGGTCCAAACCGCAGTACTCAGAGCGGTTGCTGCCAGTGCTGCATTATCGGTTCCCCTCATGTCTGTATTCGTCGTGCAAGTATCTACCAGCGTGACACGTGGCAGCGTTGCCCCGGCTGCAAAGGTTGCTGTGTCGATTGCGTTGTCAGCGATCGAGGCAGCAGTGATCACGTTAGCCCCGATTGAGGTGACTGTCACACCGCTGGCCAATGCTGCTGAATCCGTCCCCCTCATATATTCCGACTGAATTCCAAACGATCCCCGGGGTACTGAAACACCATCAATGGATTGACTACCGACCGTTTTCGCGGTGTTGAACTTGACCTGATACCGTGCTCCGGTTGTCCAGAATCCGGAATCTCCTGTGTCGTTGCTGGTATCAACCACGAGCAAATGGCAACCAGCTTCAGAGTTAAACGGACTCGTAACCGTCATTCCGTTGGTTGTGGCTTTGGCTGTTGCAGAACCGTTCTTGTAGATCGCAAAATCGCTGGTTGTAAACGCAGACGACGGTGCAACTGGTGCTCCTGTTGACGCGAACGTTTCAAAGTAGATTTCAATGGTTGCGTCTTCTGTGAGATTCCGAAACATCAACGCACCAGCCCTGTCGACAAAGTGTTATACAATCCGCCACTACCGCCACTTGCTGCAGTTCCGTGTACTGCGACTGACACCAATCGCCCGGAAGTATTTGCTGAATATCGCCAAGGAAAACTGAACACCTCATATCCTTCGGTAGCGTTCACCGTTGCGGCTTGCGAGTAAGCCGCTACCGTATTCCCTGAGTCTGCACTATTTCCGAGTGCAACGGTCCATGCAATGGGACCGTTACTTAGCTCAGCCGGTTCAGCAACGGCCCCCTGCCCCGAGAACATCGTGATAGCAATTGTGCCTGCAGTTTCAGTTGCGACTGTTGCTGGTGGAAAATACGGCATCGTCGAACTGACAGTCGTGTTTGCGTAGACCACCTCGGACCAGCCTGAAATCCTGTAAGCGATGCAAGTGCTTGATTCGCTGATAGACGTCGTAACGGAAACTGTTGTTCCTTCGCTGCCTGATGCTGTTTTGGAAAACAGAATACTCTGATCCGTCGCGGTGATCGTGCTGACTGCGATTGACCAACCCGATGGCGTTGTGATGGTCCCCGTGGTTCCGTCTTTGTTGAACCACAACAGCAGTAGGTCACCTGATGCGATTCCAGATGGTAGGTTTACTGTGTGCGTTGTTTGATTCGCTGAAAAGTATGTAACTGCCACACCTTCAATGACTGGTGCTCCGCTCAGTGTCGGCATTGCATCATACGTGATCTCCAGATAGGCAACGTCGACGTAGGCTTCACCGTCAATCGTCGCTCCGGAATAAGTCAACTCAAATGCTGGCGATGAACTGCTGAGCCCGCCATATTCACCGGTCACTGTGCATGATGCCCATCCCCATGCACCTGATGACGGCTTGCCCGTCAATGTTCCAGACCGCCAAACACCGTTGAGACGGATTCGGACCGCACTGATGTCACCGTCTGAGTTGCTGTCAAATTTGAGATACACCCAGAGCTTTGCACTGGTGATTAGCCCTGTTACTGTCGGTGACGCACACCCGTACTGCTGAGCACCAGACGAATCACCCGAATAGTATGCGTAGTCGCTGGTTCCGCCTGCAGTTGGCTGAGTCGTCGCGTCATCAATCAGCGTAAACGGATTACTTCCGCCCCATCCGGAATTGAGTGTCGCGTTTGGACGTAGTGGTGAAGTCGTCGGCACTCGTTACGCTCCCCACGCTGTTTCAGCAGCTGCTGCAATTGTTGTTGGCGTCGATTCTGCCAATCTCGATTCCGCTTCGGCTGACTCACGAACTGCGTTGCATTTCACGATCACGGCTGCGACTGCGGCCTCTTTTTCCGCTGCGGCTTTTTGTGCTGTGTACTCAGCCTCTGTCAGTGTCGAGAACAACCACCCTCCACCCAAATCAGCGACTGCGTCGAAGTCTGCGAGTGTCGGCATTGTCGCCTGACCAGCAAACGCAGTACGCATTGCCCAGAACGGAGCAGCGTGAGCAGGCGACGTCGTATCAAATGTGACGTTTCGAGGGTTTGTAATGTGTGATAGCCATCGATCCAAAGCAGCGACGGATTCAGTTTGATTTGCTGCGACCAGTGCCGCCTTCATCGCCAGCACGGTGCCCGTCCATTTCTCGTCGGTCTGGTTGCTGACGAGTTTCGTGAGCATGCCGCGAAAATTCAGCAGGAACAGCAGTTCTGATAATTGAATCGGACGAGCCGTTAAACCGCAAGCCGTTAACTGTGCAACGATTTCCGCATCAGTCCCAGTGAGACCCAGGGCTTGTGCTTTTTGATAAGCGTTACTCATGAGATCCCTCATCTCCTTCCACACCGAAACTCAGATACCAGATCGTTTTGATCACGTTGCACAACAAACGGAAAGAGGCTTTGATCAATCTACTGCCACCCACCGAGGTTGGCTTAGGTCCAACCCGTGCAACCGTGCTTCCTGCACTGCCGGTGGTTTACTCAACTGCACCTCAATCAGTCCCACTTTCTCTGCGATATCCAGAATGTTGTTCACCCCGAATATCGACATGATTACGACCAGCACGGCGAACGCAATTTTTGGGTGTTTCATACTGACTCTGATCGTCGCATTGATCCAGTTTTCCTCCTCGGTGCGTGTGGTCAATGTGCTGATATGCTGATTCATCTGTGACAATTGTTCCTGTATTTTTTCACACCGCTGCATTGCCTCGCCGAAGGCACTGGCGGTCCCGTTTTTTAATGGATTCCAATTACACACAGCGAACTCAAAATTTCCGATAGCTGGCTTACGCTGCACAAACAATTGGCCCCATTCGGGCTTCCCGCCTTTTGGGACATATTGCTTAGTGATTAAGTATTCCCGGATTCTACCCGCCTTAAGTTCACCAGCCGCGTCTATGTCGGCCTGCAGATCCGCTCCCTCTGCACTTAGCTTTTGCCAGCCTGCTTTTTTTAGCTCACTGATTGAGGAATACCCGGTCCATTGCAGAAATGCTGCGTTAGCCCAGTAGATTTCGCCATCCACACCGGAGATCAAATAGCACGACGGCATCTCCTGTAAAATCTCAACCAGAATACTCACAGGTTGTTCATCAATATTCCACATATTCTTTGTCCGGTCTCCAAGTGTCTCCGCGATTCAGTTACCGGAACGTTCCTTGCCTGCGGTATTGTCCTGCCGGACGCCGCGGGCTTTTTTTATTTCCACCGTACCATCAGATCGGGATCACCTCCCCTCTATGGTTCCTGATTGTTACGCCTGCGTCCTGTCGTAAAGCCAGGCCACGATTTGAGCCACAACCGCACGAAACACCATCCACATCAGCAGATATCCAATTCCCTGAGGATAAATCTGATTGATAGCATCCTGTTTCGTGCGAGGTCTGTTTGGTCCTTCCAATGCCTTTTCAAATTCAGCCAGCGTATCAATGCACAATTGACGTTTTCGGGAACGTTGCTTCGGTTCTTTGCGATTTACCCACGCCTGTTGCGGTAGCTCTTGACACTTGAACTCACGCAACATGTCTATCACTATTTCGTTGCGGTCTCTGTCGAGAAAAATCGCACTCATTTGAACCTCACAATTAGGTCCGGCGCACCTGAAAGCAACAGCGTGATCGACTTTGCGGCAGAGTCGTACTGAATGCCTCGCAGTGCTGCTGTCCATTTGGCACGCCATTTAGTCAGCGTGATTTTTGCCGGTGGATTTAGTGTGATGGTTTTAACTGTGTCGCTGATGGTGCGAGTCGATGCGGACCAATCGAAAGCAATGCCAGCAGTTTCATTGGCATATCGCCCCGTTTCGAATATTTCAAATACCGCTGACGTGGCCGCGTCTGGTGCATCAATGTCGATATTCAGTAGGCTTCCGAACGGCTGCTGTGCTGCTTCGTCTGACAGGTGAACGGTCAGAGCAGCGGCAACGGAATCAACCGTTACCGCTCCCCCGATCACTTCACACGCAACAGGCGTGCTTTCATCGCGAAACGCTTTGAGCGTCGTGAACCAGTTCAGCAGCGTTTCGTTAGACTTTGCACCGGGATAGCTTGCCGACTTGTCGTATGGAATCCATCGCGGCACACCACCCATTGCCGCAGCCGTCTCCGCGTTTACCTTCTCGATTGCATACAGGCCATCAGGAATATTTCCAGCCGAAAGAATTCTTTCCTGCGTGATGCAACCACCGCAGACAAAAGAACCATCTGATGTGTAGAGCGTTGCCACCGGCCCCGACTGCACCGCACGGCTGAACGTGATTGAGGGCTCGGGAACCGGCTCAATAAAATCAGAACCAGCGGGATCTGGAAGCCCGGAGGCAGGTTGCGGTGTGTCCTCCGGCTCAGGTTCGACCGCTGGTTCTGATTCGGAGGGTTCGTTGAATTTGGTGCGGATAGCCTGCAGTGCGATGGTATTCGGCATGATAGGCTCGTCGTCGACAAATACCGAGGCGGCGCGAAGCTGCTGCTTCGCTTCTTCGATGCTGGCCTGCTGCGTTGCATCGACGCAGCCAGTCAGCAGAATGATCGGGATAAAGCACCGCATATCAAATCCTCAGTGCTTTCTTCGCGTCTTCGATCGTGAATTCGCGGGGCGTGACGTTTGGCATGTCGGAAAGACCGACGAACACAGACATTTGCTGCCGCATAGCCTGCTCAACCATTGCTGGTGCCCATTCCGACCAACCCACAACACCAGACGCTTCTCCGTGTGAGTTGAACATCCACACATAAGGACGGCCCTGACTGTCTTTGCGTTCTGACAGCACGAAGAGACCGATCGCATGCCCACCGTTTCCACCGACCCATTGTTCTACGACCGGTGCTGCATAACGCGAGGACCACGGAATTCCACAGTCAACGTATCCCTGACCAGATCCCAAAAAAGCCCGGATTCCGTCGTAACTGGTGATGCGTCGAGACGTCTTAACCTTATGAATAGCAGCGTTTTCCAGCACTGCCTGATAGTTTGCTGGCCTGGCGTTGTTGTACCGTGGTGGATAAGGCCACAACTTTTCTTCACACAGCCCAACTTCAGCCAGTAGTTTTACGCCGCCCATGATCGTACTGCCGACGTCGCCGGACAACCGGTCGATGCGTTGCGTTTCGTAGTACATCATGGCACGAGACAACTGCACATCGACTTCGTGCGTTGCGAGAATTCGGATCCATTCTGAACCCGTGCTGCCAGAATGCCCTCTACAACTTCCCTGAGACCCTTGCTTCTCACAGCGAAGCACTTCGCGGGGATCCAGTGCGATTTCTCGATAGACCCCAGAATTCATCAACGCGATAACTTCAGCATCGTCCTTAAGTGCCCTGAATGCCTCCCAGTCCTCGCGTTCAATATGCCAGTCATACCATTGCATTATTGAGCGCCCTCCAGTTTCGCAGCCAGTTCAGCTTCCGCATTTTTTTGAATGGCTTCTGCAACGGCGTTACTGTATGGCTCGAAATCTGCCGCACGATTACGGAAACGATTTGCATTGAACCATTTCACGCCCGCCTCAAGTCCTTGGCTTGTCGCACCGTCAAAGGGCTGCTGTGCGAGTTCCCGCAGAACTGCAACCTGTGTCTTCCGGTCAGCGTTGTAGGCATCCTGCAGAACGTCGCTGACAACTGGTGCCGGTGGTTCTGGATTTGGCGTCGGTGCCGCGTCACGGTTGAAAAACCAAACGCCAGCCACTACCAGGATAAACAGCAGCAGCGGATTCGATTCCGGCTGCTCACTTGCTTTTACTGGCACTGGCCACCC